CCGTTGATAAACTCCATCGTACCGCCCTGACCGAGCATTTGTTGCAATATGGGTGTAGGCATTTTTTAGCGTTTAATTGTAAATGTCTTTTAAGTTGGAATTTCACAAACTGAATGGCCGAACGGAATCTCAAAGGTCATCGTCGCCTGCCACCCTGCGGTTCGGTCGTCCCTGCTCTCTACAAAGCGTGTAAGCGATACGCTTGACGAAAGGGTCCAGTCCTCGCTTGGGTCGTTTGTAAGCGACGATATGAAGTCCTGTGCGATTTGCAACTGGTCGCTTAGGACCTCGTCCTCATTGTCCTGCCAACCCAGCGTAGGGCTGCCCGAAACCACTCCGCCCATCGGCTTGATGGACTCCACCCTGTCGCTAAAATAGACACCGACCACAAGGTCCAAAGTCCCAGCGTCAGTAGTCGCCGACTGAACGTCCGCAAAGACCAAAGGATAGACGATTCGCTCACGGCTTGGGGTTCGTAGGTTGATGGTGTTGTCCGTGCCGATTGCAAGAGGGTCGCCCGTCCCGAACGAGTTTACTTGCGGATGGTTGTTGGCAAGGTCCAGCAGGGCTTGCTTGATTTTGATCCAAGACATAGGCTTGTAGTTTCAGTATGTTTTTTTTATGCGCTCCCATGCTTAGCAGTCATTACACGCCCCGAATTGACCGTAGGGGTAGGGGTAGTCAAGGTTGCTGATTCCCATTCGCCTGTTGCGGTCAAGGACCATCCCGGTTCGGTAGTTGGTTGCGTTCGGGTAGATCGTATCCAAAGCAGATGGAGGCGAGTTCCACAAGGGGTATGAATTGCGGTTCTCCATGAGGTAGCGGGTAATTCGCTCGGAGTACCACTCGGCATCGTTCTTGACCTTATCGGTTAGCCGTGTGATTTCTTCCATGCTCATTTGGGAGGATTCCTCGCTTGTTCTGCGGACCATTCCCTTGTTCATATACTTGAATGCAAGGACCATCGGCAACTCGTAGTAGAGCCATTGAATCATTGCAGGCTGGATGTAGTCCTCCAGCAGGGTTTGGTTCAGGGCCGTAGTTGAACCGCTGACAACCTGCGTAACTAATTCCCCATACAACGGAGAGCCAACGATGGGTTGAATCCGCATCTCCTGCACCTTCACAACCGTTGGCCGAATTTGGGTGTAGGATACGTTCTCGTTGATTATCGAGTTGTCCAAGAGCGTTTCTTCGCTTATAAAGAGTGCCTTCATGCCTTGCTGATTTTATTGCCTTTGCGGATAACGAGTTGCTGCTCCCAAACGTGCCTGCATTGTGGGCGATTCACTCCGCTCGGTGTGTGATACCAACCGCCTCTGCGATTCCATACGGAATAGCCCATGATCGCACTAATTCCGTCGATGTCCTCCCTCGTGTAAACCTTGCCTTGCCCGGCCAAGTCAAGCATGACCTTGCAGAACTCACGGCTGGAGCCTTTGTCCTTGTTGCTGAAACCTGTCGCCCATGCGTATTTATAGCGGACCTCCAGTACAGGCTCGGCAACTTCCTTCACGTTCTTGGGCAGGTTCTGCTCGGCTATCTTGTCCACGGCTCTGCTGATTGGGTAGCGGTCCTTGGTGATTAGGTAAGCGACTCGCTTGGCGACCTTCGCCTTGCTGACCCCGAACTCCTTTGCCATTTCTTCAACGCTGGCGTCCCGGTTCTTCTTGCGGTATGCTTCAATCTTCAGGTCAAGTTCTTTCTCTTCTTCGCCTAATTCGGCAAAGGCCAAGCGGATGTTTTCGTCAATGTTGGCATCAAACCGCATCGGCTTTGAGTGCATCACGTGGTAGTCGTCGGCATGGCTTCCAAACTTGCTTGCAACCACTTCCAAGACCTTGAACTCTTCGTCGCCCCATCCGTAGTCCTCATCGTCTTCTTGGCCCCATTGAGGCTCGCTGAACTCTTGGGACTGAACGCCCAGCATCGTGTCAATTTCTTGGGATGATAGACCGAACCCTGCTGATAGCATGGTCCGAGCCATCTCCAGCGTGATTTTCTCTTGCATATACTGACGCACGATTCGCATCAGGTTTTGGTACTCACGGCCTGACAACTTCTTGATGTTGTCATTGCTCTGCAAGGCTTCCACGGCTTGCGGTTGCTCGTCGGGTTGGGGATTAGGTCCAACCACGTCGGCAGGTTTCTCAAGCGGTTGCAGACCTGCTTTTTCCCTCAATTCGTCTTGGGTCATAATCTGCAAGAGGGCTTGTTCGCTTAGTCGCTCCGTGATGGGTTCCACAGGTATCAGTTCCATCCCTTCCACGCCATTAAACGAACCGAGGTAGTTAATCATCCGCTCCACTTTGCGCACTCTGTCGTTGACGTAGGTGGCCTTGAATAGTTCGTAAGCCTCGACCAATTCGTTGCGACCACCTAATTGGCCCTCGGTCTTCACCCCGAAAAGCATTGGGTTGGTTACACGGTGTGCGATGAATATCTCTTGCTGAATAGCCTTGTTCAGGATTTCGAACTGCTTATCCATGTCGCTCGGAGTGAGCGGTTCAAGTGTCGGGGCCTTGGCTGCATCGTCGTTGAAGGTTACCACAAAGCGACCAGCGTTGTCGGTTCCTGAAAACTTGCGTTTGATTTGACGCTCAATGTCGCCTTGCTCTTCGGGGGTCGGGATGCCGTTGTTGAAGTTTATTAGATATCCCCCCCAAAAGTTGTTGCGGAGGTTGTTGTTGTGGAAGTTGGCGACCTGTACGTCTGCCTCAATCCAAGCGTTGCCACCGATGTATTCGGGGAGAGGATAGTGCTTCACGCCTGCTGCGTAGACCCGATAGTAGAACAACTGCTTTCCGAGGCGGTTCTCGGTGTCAAAGGCTGGAATCTTCTCGATGTCCCCGACCTTGGGGAAGAGTTGCATCATGTCATCGTTGTACCAGTCAGCGACTTGGAACATCTTCTCCTCCTTGTCAACCCGAATCTTTTCGAAGGGAACGTGTTCCATCTTAGCGATGGTCCCCAACTTGGACCAAGTAATCGCAACGGCAAACCCGTTGAAAATCTCTAAGTCCAAGACCAATTTCTCCGTGATGTCGTTCAGGTCCTCCGTGCTGGAAAGTCCATCGAAGAACTTGATGAGCCGGGCCTCTTGCTCGACAGTCAGGTTGTCCCCTGCCTGCCATCCACCGCCCATGATGTAATTGACCTTACCATTCACAATAGCGTTGTGCTTGCTTGACCTGCGATAGTTGTCCAGCAGGTAGTAGGGGTATTCGTTGGCAAAACCATAGGTGATGTACTTGCCGGACCTGTTTTCCAGCATCACTGGGACCTTATGCTCTATCCCAAGCCATTGGGTAAAGTGTTGAGTAGATTTATTACTCATAGCGTATGAACTGTGAATGAAAGGGCTGAAATCGTGATACTTGCACCGCTATCGATTGCGTTGATGTAGATGGTGAACTCATCGTTGACCGCACCTGTAACGTAGGCCTCCGTATAAATCGCATGGCCGTTCGTGTGGGTCGTCGTGATGTCAGTCATTGACTGGTCGATGGTCGTGCCGTTCTTGGCGATGTAGACCTTGATTTGCGTGTTGTTGTTTTGCGCCAAGACCATGGATGCAGCGATGCGAAGGGTAGCATTTGTTGTGCCTGTGTAGGTTATCGAGTTCGTAGTCCTTGTAAAATTATAGGTTGACAAAACGCCCGATTTCATCGTGCTTGTCAACTTGACCCTTTGCCCTTGTGTTGGTGCGAAGGACGTATCGGTGTCAATGTAAAGGTTTGCAAAGCCTCGCTCCCGGTCAAGCGTTGCGGTGTCTGCGAGGTCATCGAATAGACCACCAACCCTTGTAGCGGTGTTGGCAGCGGCAACGGTTTCGTTGGCAATGGTCGCAGAACTCGCTTGAAGTTGCGCTCTTGTTTGTACGCTCATTAGTTAAAGGTTTGGTCAAAAGTTGGGTCAAATATGCCCCCGGCATAGACGTTGTAAGTAATTGAATTGGCGTAGGTGTTGAAGCCTATTGCTTCGGTTTGTACAAATGCCAAGCCCGTTTCAACGACCGCCAAAGCCGAGGCAACCGTGCTATTGGTATCGTAAACTTCATATTTATACGAGCCTGTTTCAAGCGACCCCACGGCAATCGAAAATTGGTCATAGCGGTTGGTATAAGATGACAGGTTTGCGGATTTCAGCAGGGTGAAATCGGTCGTGGTGTTCTTGGCGATGCTCGTAAGGCGCAGGATGTACCTGCTCCCCGTACTGGCTCGCTCGGTCCAAGTAACGGTTATCGTGTTGGTCGTGTCAGGGTTCAGGTAAAGCATCTGCTTGTAAATGTGCGATGCCCCCGAATTTCACAATTTGCGCCCAATCTGCCTGTATAGTTCGGCCCGTTTCTTCGCAGTTTCGGCCACATTAAACCGCTTCTTGATGTCGGCTGTGAGGTTGTCGGCCAAACCTTTGCGCAGGTCGGGGTCAAGAATCAACTGCTTAATGTACTTGTACCAGTCCTTGGGCTTGTTGTAAGGCACGAGAAACCCGTTCTCTCCGTGTTTGATTACGTCCGTGTAAGGGATGGTTTCGCTTGCAATGATGGCCTTATTCATCCACCCGGCCTCAACGACCTTCAACTCGGACTTGAGTTTGTTAAACTTGGTGTCCCGAAGCGGTGCAAGGGTAACGTTCACAAAGTTGTAGCCACCGACGTAGGAGTAGATGTCCGCTGCTTGGATTCGTCCGTAGTTCGGGTTGTTGCCTTGGTCGCTGATGATCTTCTCGTAGCCTTCATAGACAGGATTATTATCGTTCCACCCTCCGAGGTAGAGCCTGTACTTGCCGTCCAAGTTTGCATCCCAGCGTAACTTCTGCATCCCCTCTCGGAGTAGTTCCATGTCCTCTCCGTGCTGCGCACCCCCGAACCAACCGAACTTGACGAGGTGTTTATCAGGTTCTTCGTCAGGATTCGGAATAAACTGCTGATAGGCTTCGTAGGGTTCGTTTTGCAATATGCTCACATTGGCGTTTAGAGGCCGTATGCGGGCAGCAAGATGCTCGGTGGTACAAGTTACCCAATCGGCTAATTTGATGTGCTTACGGATGACCTCTGCGAGTTTGGTCTGGTGATAGTGGCGGTACATGATGTGGCCGCTCTCAAGGACCCAATAGTCGTCCAAGTCAAGGATGACTTTCGCTCCGTATTGGGTCAGGGCCTTGTAAACGTTCTCCACTTGCTCCATCGTGCCTTGACACCACAAACGGCTGAACAGGAACAGGTCTATTGAACGAAGCCCCTCGTCGCTGATAGTCGTGATGTTCTCAACGCAGACGTAATCAAACTCCGGGTAGTTGTCGCCAAGGTAAGCGTTCGGCATTTCGAGGCGATAGAAACTGCAACCCGTTGGGTGAGCGTTATAGACAATGCAAATCTTCATGGCCGTAAAAATAAGAAGGGCAGCCATTGCTGACTGCCCTCCCAAACCTCAGATGATGAAAACCTGATGCGAAGATACTATGAACCCGTGATTTGTGTGGCCAACGGTGTAAAAGTTGTTGACGCAATCAAAAGCATTGGGTCGGGTTCCATCCCGGTCAGCGTCATTTCGTAGCCGTTTCTATCTCCGAAGGCAGTACCAGTTCCAGCGGTTCCAGCAGTTGCCTCAAGGCCGTTAGCAGCACCCAACACCCAATAGCGGTTGTTGTTGTCTTGGACGATGACCAGCAAGCGGTTGCGAGCAAGCAGACGGAGTTCGTTGCGGACTGCGACTTGCAGTTTGTTAATCGTGAAGGTTACTTCGGGAGTGTAGTAAAGCGAGCCGTTCTCGATGCTTGCATTCAAGGTTTCAGTCAAAGATGACGTAGCCTTGGTCAAGTCGTACTCGTAGAAACCCGAAGAGAAACCGGTGAAGCCTGTAACAGTACCGGAGCCATTGGTGTTAACGGTTCCCGTAGCATTCCAGCCTTGGACGTAAATTGTTTTGATTCCACCTACGGAATCACGGCAGCCGAGGGCGTAGCCAGTTGTTAGGGAGCAGGACATATGTGTATTTGGGTTTTAAGTTTCAAGAGAACAAAAAAGCGAGGGGAGGTTTCCCTCCCCCCTACACATTAGGTCAAGCGGAAGTCAACAATCAGGTCGGGATAAGCGAACTGGACGCCTGCTTTGAAGGCTGCTTGGAAGCGGACTTCGTCGTTGTCTTTGCTGAACCAAATCGAGAACTGCTCCTCGTCGGAAAGCAAGTCAGTTCCGTAGAACAGGTTGCCGAGGTATGTGCAGACGATGCGGTTGGTGTTGGTCAAGCCGGGAACTGCGACGACACGAACGTTTGTGCCGGGATAGATGATGTCCCCGTCAGCAAGTCCAGCCAAGTCAACTTGGTTGTACATAACGCCTGTGGAGGCTTTGAAAGCACCAATCAAGGTACGGAAGTTGTTCCAGCCGCAGAAGATTACGAGGTCGTTGCGGGTCAGGATGGCCTGCGGGATTTGGTTGTAGATTCCGTCGAAGATTGCAATGACGTTGCTTGTAGTGATACCAACGGAGGCAGAAACCGCACCCGTGTTACCGCTGATGGTAGAACCTGAAGCAGCGTTCAAAAGTTGGTTGATACCGCTGAAGTAAGCGTTACCCTGCCAAATTGCGTTTTCCAACGCCTCGGCAATACGGAGAGCCTTCTGCTCGGAGAAAGCCTGCTCGAAAGGAACGCCATCGTAGGTAGAGCCAGCAGTCAACTGAGTCTGCATCCAGTATTGT